GGGCTTTCTTGTTATCAGGTATCTCTGAATCAGCAAGACCAGGGGCATCAGCATACGAACCACCGTTAATAGATGCATTGTAATACATATTAAGATTAGTTTGTTGATTGATAGCCATAATGATCTGATCTTGTCCTTGCGTTTTAAATAGGGTCAACGCATTGGCAGATGCCGTCAGCCCCATTTCAATTCTGGTTTCTTCTTCCTCTTCCTCCTCAGAAAGTATCAACTCTCCGTCTTCATCATACTGAAAGTCTGTGTCGGCGTCTATAGCGTCTACAACAGCGTCATCTTCCAGTGCATCATAGACTTCAATCACAGGAAGAACAGGCATGGGCTTTACATATCCTGGGCAGTTAGGATTGGACTGCGGTTCAAAGCACTCGTCGATCCTATAGTTATATATAACCACAGCATCTTTGACCGTACCTTTCCCTTCAATGTCAATTGAACCGTCACCCCATTTGGTAGCCGGAATGTTAGAAAGGGGAAAGGATTTAACAATTGTGTTTCCGGGAACTCCCGACCAGTCGTCGGTTTCTCGAAAGATATAGCCATTACCGTCAGCATTCTTATTGCCAACATGCACTTTCATGTCGTCTTCTGGGTTTTTGACCGTGGTGTATCTGTATAAAAGACCGTTTATATCTATACCTGGGATATCAGGCAGGACGGAACTCATCCCCCAGCTTAATGCTGTGGATGCGGCGTTCCCTGTTGCCCCATAGCTATAGGGATCACAAGAAGAGTAAGAAGGCCAAAGTGCTAATAATAACACTAAGACCTGTTTTTGTTTCAACGTTTTCATTGAACATCTTTCTCATTGGATTGTTCTGATCTCTTTGTATTTCTTCTTTGACCGCTTCCATTTCCCATGCCAGTCTAGCTTTATCGCCTACCAACCCATCCTTGGGGCAGGGCGTCCCCGCGTTAAGCATGGCTTCAAACACTCTTTCGTCCTGACACATGACTGATACAGCAGCAACTTTCATGCCCATATCGTACATAGTCTTGGCGTTCTTGAGCTTCTCACAGTTCATATCTCGTACAGTTCTACCCGCTGAAATACCAAGAATTTGTGTCTGCACCGCCCCCGCGACACCTACAGTACATAGGTCAGAGTTGCTTGCGCTAATCTGCGGAGAAATCGCAGAAGGCGGTGGACTGTTGATGGTAGTGTCCATCGAACCATCAGAAGTAATCGTACTGTTTGTGTCAGTTCTGATTGTATCGTCGGCGGATACAACCCCGCCGATCATAATTAGTATCGCAGCTAAAAGACCGCGGGTCATCTTCTTTCCATAGCCTGACGTTGCACGTCAATGCGCTCCCTGTTTACTTCGCTTCTCTCGTCAGCGATCTGTTCTTGGAGTTCTAATCTAGCGGAGTCAGTAGTAGCCTGCTGTTCTAGCTTCATCTGGTCAAGCTGTAGTTTAGCTTGCTCCATCTGTGCTTTCTGCGAAGCTTCCATCTCCTTGATTGCTAGCTCCTGCATACGGATAGTTACGAGCGGATCCTGCTCTGCGCCGCCCTCACCTTTGTATGTTAGTAGAGGCATAACCTCTTGTAGCAATTGTGATTCAACCTGTGAAACTCGAGCTTCCACCTGATCTGGTGGCATTTGAGACTGTTGCATCTGCTGTTGCAGTTGAGCAATCTGCGACTGCGCCATCTCAGGAAGCAATGCTCCTGCTTGAACTAGGTTTGTAATCTGAGCAATCTGTTGTTGTAGCTCTTGCATCTGCGCTTGTTGCATCTGCTGCATCTCCATTTGAACCATAACTCTGGCTTTCATACTGATGTGTTGGAACACATGACTGAAGATTGCCGCCAGAACTGCCGGTGTTTGTTGTAGTATATCAAGCTCGAGCATAGCCAAGTGACTCTGAATATGCGCGTCGTGGTCCTGTTGAGGGAACGCTTGTGGTGTTTTACCACCAATCATAGCCGCATTCTCCGTAGCAGGGTCTTGAGGCATAGGCTCTGGAGCCGGTGGTAGGATCTCGTCGATATTCTGCACCTCTAATGCTTGATACATTCTTCTGTAAGCGGCATGCAGATTATGCATCTGCGGGTTAGACTGCGCCAGTTGGAGCTGTGTTTGCGCGAGTGTAACACGTTGCGACATGGAGAAGATGTTTGGGTCTGAGACTGGGAGGACGTCTACCCGAGCATCAAAGTCTTCTACTTTAACTTGCGCCTGTGCGCCCGCTACTTCGTAGGGGTACATAGGAGGGAGGTTTTCAGAGAAGATACGCGCCAGTAAACGAAACTCTGTTTTCTGAGCGTAGTGCAATCGTTTGTGAATCGCGGACATAACCTTCATCCCGCGTTCCAACATAGCTACTGTAGTCCCAACAGGAGTCTCCTGACCCATGTCCGAGATCTGTTGATCGGCTAATGCAATGAACCGACGTCCGTCATTCACCAGTCCACCTAGTAATTGTGCAAGTGTACCTGATGGTTCCTTATATGGCAGAGGTACAATAGCGTCTCTAATGCTTCCTCCTGGGGCGTCAATGTCTCTCCACTCTCCAGGCTGTAATGGCTCATCTGCGTTGCGTACACGCACTCCACGGGCTTTAAAACCGGCAGGGAGGTTAGCGAGTGTTCCTGCATCGATAAGCTGACGTAGGAGGCTCGTTGCCGCTCTGCCTAAACCACCAATCATGTGGATTAAACCAAAGCCGTAGAACCCAAGACCAGGCATGAACTTGTAGTGTACGAAGTACTGGCGTTTACGCTTGAAGATATCTTCCATCTCGTAGTTACGACGGATAGCTAGGATCGAACCAGACGAATCGTCTAGTGTAACGATGTATGGGAGCTTAATACCTGTAGGCTCTTGAGTCTCTGGATCCATGTCCTCGAACCCTTCGAGGTCTAAATCAACGTGCATTTCCAAGATATTAAGCACATCGTCGCTGTAATTCTTAGATAATCCCTCTAATTCGTTTACCTTCTGGCGGACTTGATCCTCTTCAACATCCTCAGATGCAGACAGATCAACGTCACGATACATTCCTGCGTACTGCATTTTCACAACATCGTTGAGATCCATGCGTAAAACGTGGGTTACACGGCTAGCTGTTGCTAAATCAGATGCAGCGTATGAAACAACAAGGTCTTGTGCCGGAATAAACTTAGCTATAGCGCGTTGTTTCGTTGGATCGAAGTAAACTTTCTTAAATGTAGAACCTGATAGCGGCAAATAAAACAGCATCTGATCCATATCTGGATCGTACTCTTCCATGATCTCCGTGATCTGGTAGTTCATGAAATCTTTTACACGTCTAGCCTGCTCTTCGCGCTGACGGTCTTTAAGTCCCAGGACCGCGGTGCGTACTGGTCCGCCCGATGGCAAGAGTTCTTTGTAAGCCTGTGCTTGGAACTGGGTTACGCTTTCACTAATCATAGGATGCGTAATGCCAGAGGCTCCTTCAAACGGAGTAGAGCGATCTTCCGTCTTGATCCCCAATAGGTCTAGGCCGTTGGTGTATGCGTCTTCCCATTCAGAACGAGAGGACAAATCATCTTGGTACATGCTGCGAAGATCAGAGGACAATTCGCCCAGAACCCCGTCATCTAGGAACTCTGAGAGGTTCGCGTCAAACGGAATAAGATCCTCTTGGCTCAGTCCTTCTAATCCGTTGAAGTCTATAGGCTGAACAGTTGCTCCGCCCATCCCGTCTTCTATAATCTCGGCACCCCCTGGAAACTCCATCGGTGCGTCTACTGATACTTCTAGTTCGGGAAGTCCCGCTGTGTCGTCGAGGTCAAGACCTGATGCGACCATGTTAGGTGGTGTTGCCATTAATAATACTCCCGTTTACGGGGCCTCCATTCATCGTCTTCTGTGTCTTCTCCGTGAAGAGAGATAAATCCACCTCGACGGAAACGCATAAGTGCTAGTGTCATACTATCACAATAATCGTCGTTGTCACCATTAGGAAACGAAACAACTTCTTCAATCACTTCGTCTGCAAATTTCTTGTCGTCTGGTGCCCATACCATTCCCGCTTCAAATAGCGGTGCAACCATGTGCATCCTGGTCACCTTATCACTTCCTTTGCCTGGTGAGAACCCCAATGCGGGTATTCCGCGCAATCTAAGTTCGTCAATGAGCGGTGTACCTGTCGCTTTCGCCTCTACCAACACCATATCAGGCTCCCAATACTCGTGTTCTTCGAAGGCAACCTCCTTGAGTTCGGGGAAATTCCACCGGCCACGCTGTGCATCTAGCAGAATTATGTTGTCTGCGCCGCCTTCTTCCGGTTTGAAGATGCCCCACGTTGTAATCGCAGAGTAATCCGCTGTTTCCTTCTTGGAAAACGCTGTATCGTAGGACTGTAGGATGTAATCGATCCTAGGAATCTTCTCTTCTTCCCACGGATTCCACCATTCGCGCTTAATTATCGCCGATTCGGAGCCTGTGGGGTTCTGTTGCCACTGCGCGTTCCATTTGCCCACGGGCAGAGACGCTTTGATGGACAATAAGGCGTTCTTTTCCCAGAATTCTGGCCATAACGGCTTGTCACTAGGCAATATAGCAGGGAATTCCACAACTTCCCACTTGTCAGAC